TTCCATTTTCATACGATTTTTTTAAACTTTCACTTCTTTTTTTATTACTTTCTGTTGAGTTAATTTTTCCCTTTCTGTTTGAAGTTTTTCCTTTTTTTGCAAGTGACATTTTTTTTTAGTTTCTTTTGAACATTCTTTAGCAGTTTCTCCACCACTTGTTAAATTGTATCCTTCATTCATATTGTTATAAAAAGTTATCCAATATGATTCTCTTTCATCTAAAATATCAGGTAAACATTCTTCTAGAATTTTGATTTTAAAATCCTCCCTTGCATATTTTCTCATCTCTTTGTATAATGGTCTTGTATGATTGATATTTTTAGATGCCATAAAGTGTTGGGATATTCTCTTTGATAATCTTTGTTTGGTTTGTCCTATGTATTTTTTTCCACTAGGACTTTCTATAGAATAAATTATCGCCATATCAATAAAATTTTTCCTTTATATCTTTATTTATGTCTTCAAGGTTTTACACTAATGTTCAATTGATTGGAAATCAATTTTTGGTTCGTGGCGTAGAAAATGGTAAAAGATTTGAGACAAGGGATGAATTTTTCCCAACTCTTTTTGTGAAGACTAAAAAAGATTCTAAGTATAGAACATTAGGTGGAGAAAAAGTTGAACCAATCAAACCTGGCACTGTTCGGGATTGTCGTGAGTTCTACAGTAAGTATGAAGGAGTTGATGGATTTGAAATTCACGGCAACGATAGATACATCTATCAATATATCTCTGAGAAATATCCAGAGGATGAAATCAAGTTTGATATTAGTAAAATCAAACTTGTGACTTTGGATATTGAGGTTGCTTCTGAAGAGGGATTCCCCGATGTTGAATCTTGCTCTGAAGAAATCCTTGCAATTACAATTCAGGATTATACAACTAAAGAAATCATCACCTGGGGCGTTAAACCTTTTAAGCATAATCGTAAAGACCTAACTTATCATCATTGTCCTTCCGAATATGAGTTGTTGAATCATTTCATTAACTATTGGATGGTGAATGTTCCTGATGTGATTACTGGATGGAATATTCAGTTGTATGATATTCCTTATATTTGTAAGCGACTCAATCGTGTCCTTGGTGAGAAATTAATGAAGCGATTTTCCAACTGGGGACTTGCGACAGAAGGAGAAACTTATATCAAGGGAAGAAAGCATACTACATTTGATATTGGTGGTTTGACTCAACTTGATTATCTTGATCTTTATAAGAAATTTACTTATAAAGCACAGGAATCTTATCGTCTAGATTATATTGCTGAAGTGGAACTTGGTTCTAAAAAACTTGATCACTCCGAGTTTGATACCTTTAAAGATTTTTACACTCAAGGATGGCAAAAGTTTATTGAATATAACATTGTTGACGTAGAACTTGTTGACCGTTTGGAAGACAAGATGAAACTAATTGAATTAGCACTTACAATGGCCTATGATGCTAAAGTAAATTATGCTGATGTGTTTTATCAGGTTCGTATGTGGGATAATATTATCTACAATTATCTTAAGAAAAGAAATATTGTTATTCCCCCTAGAAGTAAGTCTCAGAAGAATGAAAAATATGCCGGTGCTTATGTAAAAGAACCAAAACCAGGAATGTATGATTATGTTGTTAATTTTGACTTGAATAGTCTATATCCTCATTTGATTATGGGTTATAATATTTCACCAGAAACTCTTGTAGAAGAAAAACATCCAACAGTAACAGTTGATAAGATTCTCAATCAAGAACTGACTTTTGAGTTGTATAAGGATTATGCTGTATGTGCTAATGGTGCAATGTTTCGCAAAGATGTTCGTGGATTTTTGCCAGAACTGATGGATAAGATGTATCAGGATCGTGTGATCTTTAAGCAGAAAATGATTGAGGAAAAGAAAAAACTTGAAGAAATTGAATCTGAAATTAGGAAGAGGGGAATTGTATAAATAGTGCTATAGGAAACTATTATTTTAGATGTATCATTTCATATACAAAACAACAAATTCCTTAAATGGAAAATATTATTATGGAGCACATTCTACTGAAAATATTGATGATGGATACTTGGGTTCTGGTGTTGCTTTAAAAAAAGCAATGCAAAAATATGGAAAGGAAAACTTTTATAGGGAAATTATTGAATTTTGTAATGAGGAAAATGAAATGTATTTGAAGGAAGAAAAAATAGTTGCAGAACACTATAAAAAAGAAGAATGTTACAATATGAATGTGGGTGGAAAAGGTGGTTGGAATTATGTAAATTTTAATGGTATTAATTTGGGTGATAATAACATTATGAGAAAATCTGAAGAAGTTCGGATGATAGTTTCTCAAAAAGGAAAGCAAATTAGAAAATCAAATTCAAAATATAAACAGATTGCGTTAAAAAATTTAGAAAAAGCAGTTGAAGTTAATACTGGTAAAAAAAGACCAGAACATTCTGAATTTATGAAAGATTGGGCAACTAATCATTGGAAAGAAAATAGAGATTATATGAGAGATTGTTTATCTTCAACATTTAAAGTAACTTCCCCAACAGGAGAAGAAATTATTACTAATAGACTTCAAGATTGGTGTGAAGAAAATGATTTGCCACATTCAACTCTTTGGGTCAGTAGTAATAAAAACGGTAAAGTTATTACCAAAGGTAAAGCAAAGGGGTGGAAATGTGAACTTATCTGAATTGTCAGATTCTCAATTAAAAGTATTACGTGAAAAAACTATAAAGGAGATTGCTAGATGTAATAATATTCAGATGTCAAAAAAGATTTCTCTTAATTCTGCATACGGAAGTGTGGGAAACCAATACTTCCGTTACTATAAACTAGCAAATGCTGAAGCAATCACACTTTCGGGACAGGTTGCAATTCGTTGGATTGAAAGTAAAATGAATGCTTATTTAAATAAGATTCTTAAAACACAGGATGTTGATTATGTTATTGCTTCTGATACCGACTCTATCTATCTTCATATGGGTCCTTTGGTTGAAACTGTATACAAGGGAAGAGAGAAAACTACTGAAAGCATTGTTTCGTTCCTTGATAAGATCTGTCGGGTGGAACTTGAAAAGTATATTGAAGGTTGCTACCAAGAACTGGCTGACTATGTAAATGCATATGATCAGAAGATGCAAATGAAGCGTGAGAATATTGCTGATCGTGGAATCTGGACTGCTAAAAAGCGTTATATTCTGAATGTCTGGGATAGTGAAGGTGTTCGCTATACTGAACCAAAACTTAAGATGATGGGCATTGAAGCAGTAAAATCTTCAACTCCAGCGCCTTGTCGCAAAATGATTAAAGATGCCCTTAAGTTGATGATGAATGAAACAGAAGATGATGTAATTCAATTTATTGATAAGTGTCGGGAAGATTTTAAAAAGTTTCCTCCTGAACAGATTGCATTTCCAAGAACAGCATCTGACGTTCAAAAATACTTTTCTTCGTCTAGTATTTACATTAAAGGAACTCCAATTCATATTCGTGGAGCACTGTTGTTTAATCATTACATCAAAAAGAACAAACTTACTAATAAGTATTCTGCTATACAAAATGGCGAAAAGATTAAGTTTGTTTATCTTAAGAAACCAAATACGATTCACGAGAATGTTATTTCGTTTATTCAAGATTTTCCAAAAGAACTTCACCTTGACAAATATATAGATTATGACTTACAATTTGAGAAAGCATTTCTAGAACCACTCAAGATTATTCTTGATTCGATTGGGTGGAGCGTAGAAAAAACTGTAAACCTTGAACTCTTTTTTGCCTGATGGATTTTCTTAAAGATATTGTAAAAGAGATCGGTGATGACTTTACTAAGTTAGCATCTGATATTGATGAGACTGAGACTTATGTTGACACTGGTTCATACATTTTTAATGCACTGGTTTCAGGTAGTGTATTTGGTGGTGTATCTGGGAATAAGATTACTGCTATTGCTGGAGAGTCTTCTACTGGAAAAACTTTCTTCTCTCTCGCTGTGGTTAAGAATTTTCTTGATTCTAACCCCGATGGTTATTGTCTCTACTTTGATACTGAAGCTGGTATTACTAAATCACTAATTGAATCTCGTGGAATTGATACTTCTCGTCTGGTTGTTGTTAACGTTGTTACTATTGAAGAGTTTCGTACAAAGGCACTCAAAGCCGTAGATATGTACTTGAAAGCACCAGTAGAAGACCGCAAACCTTGTATGTTTGTGTTGGATTCTTTGGGAATGCTTTCCACAAGTAAAGAGATTAATGATGCACTAAATGAAAAAGAAGTTCGGGATATGACAAAATCCCAACTTATTAAAGGTGCATTCCGAATGTTAACCCTCAAACTAGGTCAAGCAAATGTCCCGCTCATTGTCACAAATCATACATACGATGTCATCGGAGCTTACGTACCAACTAAAGAAATGGGAGGAGGTTCTGGACTCAAGTACGCAGCAAGTACGATCATCTATCTCAGCAAGAAAAAAGAAAAGGATGGAACGGAAGTGGTCGGAAATATTATCAAGGCTAAGACTGCTAAATCGCGTTTGAGTAAGGAGAATAAAGATGTTGAAGTCCGTCTGTATTATGATGAGCGCGGTCTTGATCGTTACTATGGTCTTTTGGAACTTGGTGAGATTGGTGGACTCTGGAAGAATGTAGCAGGACGCTATGAAATGGATGGTAAGAAAATCTATGCAAAACAGATTCTTGCTAACCCAGAGGAATACTTCACTGAAGAAGTAATGCAAAAACTTGATGAGATTGCAAGAGAAGAGTTTAGTTACGGGTCGTGATAAAGGTTTTAAAAACTGGAATTAACGTATCTAAAGTTATACAGCAACTCAAAAAGCACCCACAGGACTGGAATCATCAAAAATACCTAAAAGATTCTCAGTCCTTAGTTGATAGAGGATTTGCAGACTTGCCTGTAAGTGCTCTTCAACTTATAATGGGTGGAGTTAAAACTAAAGAAGATTTTGTTGGGGATTCTGAAATCAATATCAAAACTCCAGCATACGAACATCACAGCGAAATCAGAAAGATTATACGCAAACACTTAGGAAATAGAGAACTGCATCGTTGTGGATTTCTTTCACTTCCAATTGATGAAATCGTTGGAGCTCATATTGATGAAGGAACCTACTACTTAACAAGAGATAGATATCATCTGTCTATTGTTGGAAGATATCAGTATTACTGTGGGACTGATACTACTATTGTAGAACCTGGAACACTTTTGTGGTTTAATAATAAACTACCGCACGGAACCGTGAATATCGGTGATGAAACAAGAATAACATTCGTATTTGATATGCCCCATGGACAAAGTTGAGATTCTTATTCTTCGCAATCTTCTTCATAATGAAGAATACATTCGCAAAGTTATTCCTTTTATTAAATCTGAATATTTTGAGGATGTTAATCAAAAAGTAGTATTTGAAGAAATACTCAAGTTTGTTCAGGAGTATAATCAACCAGCAACAAAAGAAGTTCTTTGTATTGAAGTAGAGAAGCGTCAAGATATTAATGATACTTCTTTTAAAGAAATAACACAGATGATTAGTTATCTGGAGGATGAAGTAACTGAATTTAATTGGTTAGTTGATACTACTGAAAAGTGGTGTCGTGATCGTGCCATCTATCTTGCACTCATGGAATCTATCCATATTGCAGATGGTAAAGATGAAAAAAAGAATCGTGATAGTATTCCTAGCATTCTATCAGATGCTTTAGCAGTGTCTTTTGATACTCACATCGGACATGATTATCTCTTAGACTATGAGAAACGATATGAGTCCTATCACAAGAAGGAAGACAAAATTGAATTTGACCTTGAGTACTTTAATAAAATCACAAAAGGTGGTTTGCCCAACAAGACTCTTAATATTTGTCTTGCTGGAACAGGAACAGGGAAAAGTTTGTTTATGTGCCACGTAGCAGCATCAGTTCTGCTTCAAGGTAAAAATGTTCTGTACATTACGCTGGAAATGGCGGAAGAACGAATTGCTGAAAGAATTGACGCAAACCTTCTAAATGTTCCCATTCAGGATATTGTCGAACTTCCAAAGCAAATGTTTGAAAACA